TCAAGATGAGATCAATCTAGTTGACAAGATCAACCTTCACTTCAAGTCAGGTGCATTCACTCCTATAGATTTTGCTCCTGAGCACGAGTATCTTGTAGACCTTACAGGTAATGCAGAAACATTTGAGGATGCAGTAGAAGCAGCAGTAGAAATCTACAAAGTAATGCAAGATATTGAAAAGCAAAAAGAGCAAGAGAAACTTGCTGAGACAGAAGAAGGAGAAGAAGAAGGTGGCAACCCTCAAGGAGGTAGTGGTCAAGGTGAGTCAATGACAGATGATATTGACACTTCAGATCAACCTTCTGATGAAGGACAGATGCAACAGCAACAGCAAGAAGGTCAAGCACAGGGTGGCACTTCTGGTGGTGTAGACTATGACCCATTCCATTCACAAACTGACGAAGCGTTCACTCAAGGAACTAAAGATCTAACACAAGAACCACGTTACGGTCGTGAGAATATGTATGTTGAACTACCAAAGAAACTAAATCCTGATCACTTCATAGTTGGTACAGATTATCTTCTAAATGTAAACAGACAGCATTTCAATACTGAGAATGAGTTAAAAGAAGAATCACAACTTCACTCTTATGAGCAGACTATTACTGAGTACAACAACTTCTACAAAAAATCACAGAAAGAAGTAAACTATCTTGTAAAAGAGTTTGAGTGTAAGAAAGCAGCATCATCATATGCTCGTGCTAGAACCTCTCGTACTGGTGTTCTTGATACATCTAAACTACACACATACAAGTTTACTGATGACATCTTCAAGAAAGTTACTGTCCTTCCAGAAGGTAAGAACCACGGTATGATCTTCTTATTAGACTGGTCAGGTTCTATGTCTAATAATATTAGAGAAACTGTAGAGCAAGTTATTCAACTATCTTGGTTCTGCAAGAAAGTCAACATCCCATTTGATGTCTACGCATTTACTAATGATGGATTTGCTGCATCTTACAGAATGGATATATGTGGTTTAGAAAAAGAAGATTACAACTACAAGACTTTACACGAACCTGTTGTAGGTGAGTTTGCTCTTGAGAATGGTTTCACATTACTCAATGTAGTATCTTCAAAACAGAAAAAGAAAGACTTTGAAGAATCACTTAAGTATCTTTACATCAATGCTACTGCTAACAACTTCAGAAGTTACTACAGTTTCAAAAATGGTTTTGCTGTAAGTTATCAGACAGCACCAGGATTCGGTTTATCAGGTACACCTTTGAATGAAGCACTTGTATTGATGAAACCTCTTGTAAAAGAGTTCTTCAAAAAGATAGACAAACTTACACTATGTGTTCTTACTGATGGTGAAGGTCAATGTTCTTCTTACTACAGCGGAGAGCATACTTACAACAATCGTCCATACGCAAATACTTTAGGTTACAACTGTTTGCTTAGAGATCGTAAACTAGGACGTACTTACGAGAAGTTTGATGGGTCTGATAAAGTTACAGAAATTCTTCTCCAGAATTTACGTGAGACATATCCTTCCCTCAGTGTTATTGGATTCCGTTTACTTGGTTCACGTGATGGATACAGTTTCTTCTCCAGAACATTTGAGTATGATCAGGAACCAATGGAGAAGGCACAGAAAGCATACAGAAAAGATAAGTATGTTGCTATCACACACACTGGATACCACAAATTATTTGTTATGCCATCTAACAATCAGTCAGATACAGAAGAACTATGGGATGACATCAAGGAAGATTCTACACGTGCAGAGATTACTAGGACATTCAAAAAAATGTTCAAGAACAAAAAGTCTAATAAGAAAATGCACAACTCATTCATAGAGACAGTTGCATAACCAATTATATTAGTGTCACATAACCCCCTTGAAAGGGGGTTTTTTATTGGTATAGTATATACATAGACACAAGACAACAAATGCCTTTCACAACTGCAATCCCTGTGACCACATCTGATATAGTCACATACTTAACAACAAACTTCGGCAATGAAGTATCTGTCAAGGAACTACTATCTGCTGCTGATGAGTTTCGCTGTTCACTAGCAACAATCAAGAAACGTCTTAAGACTTATAAGGTTGCTATTGGTAAATGGAACTTGTCTGTTAAAGAACTAGAGCAAACATTCAAAGCACCTTCTGCTACACCTGCTGTTCAGAAAGTACAATCTGTTCCTCCTACAGAGCAAGTACTTGTTCCAGATATTGACCCTAACTATGTTCCTTTTGGCAATTTCAATGCTATCAAAAAGATCATCGGTTCAAAAGTTTTCTATCCAACATTCATCTCTGGTTTATCTGGTAACGGTAAGACATTCGGTGTAGAACAAGCGTGTGCTCAACTCAAGAAAGATTTTGTAAGAGTTAACATCACAGTTGAAACAGACGAAGATGATCTTATCGGTGGTTTCCGTTTAGTCAATGGAGATACTGTATGGCACAATGGTCCAGTTATTGAAGCACTTGAGAGAGGTGCTATCCTTCTCCTTGATGAGATTGATCTTGCATCAAACAAAATCCTTTGCTTACAATCTGTACTAGAAGGTAAAGGTGTATTCCTTAAGAAACTAGGTAGATATGTAAAACCTGCTAATGGATTCAATGTATTCGCAACTGCTAATACTAAAGGTAAAGGTTCTGACGATGGTAGATTTATAGGAACCAATGTTCTTAACGAAGCATTCCTTGAGAGATTTGCTATCACATTAGAGCAAGAGTATCCAACAGTTACTATCGAGAACAAGATTCTTACCAAGATTGCTACTGATCTAAACGTCAACGACAAAGACTTTGTATCTCGTCTATGTGACTGGGCACAAGTTATTCGTAAGACATTCAATGACGGTGGTATTGATGAAGTGATCTCTACTCGTAGACTTGTACACATTATGCGTGCATACTCAATCTTCAAAAAGAAGGAAGATGCAATCAAGTACAGCATCAACAGATTCGATGATGAGACTAAGCAAGCATTCTTAGAACTCTATGATAAAATAGATGTTGACTTCCAAAAGGAAGACTGATATACTAGGGGGGTATAAACTCCCCTTTTATAATGTTCAAGTATGAAGAGGATAAACTCCTCAAAGAAATTTACAAGTACATTGAAAAGACCTATGAAGGTCATTATTCAAATGGACAAGTACAAACACTTGACATTATAGAATCGGTTGGCGATGCTGAAGCATTCTGTAGAAGTAATATTCTAAAGTATGCTTCTCGTTACGACCGCAAAGGAACAGCAAGGAAGGACATTGTTAAAATCGTTCACTATGCTATACTCTTATTACATTTCTCCGATAAGTCTGACAACAATGACCCAAGTTAAATTAACTAAATCCACATTCAACACACTTAAAAATTTTGCGACGATCAACAAATCTATTGTTATCAATCCTGGTTCTAAAATCCGTACGATCAGTGTTAACAAAAACATATTTGCTTCTGCTGAAGTCGAAGAAGTCTTTCCTACACAAGTCCCCATTTATGACCTCGGTGTATTTCTCTCTGGTCTCTCGATGTTTGAGAACCCTATCTTTGATTTCAGTTCAGACAGTAAGGTTATCATCAAAGATGAATCAGGTGCGGAATCGAACTTCTTCTACAGTGACCCAGAACTGGTAGTACAACCTCCTAAAGATGGAGTAAAACTACCTGACACTAAGACAGTTAAGTTTACTCTTAAACCTAATGTGTTAGATAATCTTTTACGTGCAGCATCAGTTTATGCAGTTCAAGATTTATGTTTATATTCTAAGAATGGTTCTCTCGTATTAACTGTATGTGATAAAAAGAATGAGACATCTAACAGTTACGAAGTGCCAGTAGGAACAACAGATGAAGATGATCTATGCTATTGTTTCAAAGTAGAAAATCTCAGGTTGCAACCAGAAGAATATAATGTTACAATCTATGATAATAGATGTGCTCTATTTGATGCAGTAAATCGTGATCTGCAATACTTTATCGCTCTTGAACCACAATGAAACTTAAGAACACAGAAACTCCACAACAACTACTAGCACGTTTTGAGAAACGTATGAAACAACTAACTGCTAGACAAGATGAGTTACAAGAATCTTTCGATGAGTACATAAAACTGGAACAAGATATTTACAGACTTCAAGGATCTGTAGATGCAGTTACTTACATAGCAACTGGTAAACTTCCTGGAGATGGAAACCACGGTGGTATGAAAGATCACAAACCTGTAAAACACGGTGAACTAGACGCACTAGACTAAATGAAAGAATTTGATTATGGACTCGATTACAAGAGACTTGATTTTACAGACGAGGAAACTCGTGAACTTTATCGTATTGGAAGGGGAGAGCAAGGAGTTTTACTGGTTCGCCCTTATACTAACGACATATGTGCTCATTGGAGATTCAAAACTCCTGACGAAGCAGTAACATCATCCAATAAAATTTACTCGATGTATCTCAACTACAGGGATGAAGAGGATTTTATTGGTATGGATATGTGTAGAAAGTTTTTGGAAATGGGTTTTACTAGATCAAGACGTTATGCCAATCACAACACAGGTAAGAAATATGATGATAAAGGAAATGTAACACCCCAAGAACCAGATCATATGACAAGTAAGTATGCTAAGTCTGCACAAATATTTAAAAAGATAAGAGACATTGTTGCTAAATGTGACACCTATGTTAGGATGAGAAAAGAATGGAGATCTAAAGAATGAATATTTTTGTCACAGATGCTGACCCTGTAAAGTCAGCACAGGTATTACCTGACAAACATATTGTCAAGATGCCACTAGAAACTTGCCAAATGCTTTCTATTGTTGCATCAGAAAAATGGGGTCACGGTTTCGGTGTTTTACCCAAGTTAGATGGTGCTCCATACAAAACAGACAAAGGTGCATTTCGTAATCATCCTTGTACAGTATGGGCACAGACATACTTCCGTTGGTTAATACAACACGGACTTGCTTTATGTGCAGAGTACACTCATCGTTATGGTAAGACACACAGTTGTCAACATACTATCGAATGTGCTGATACCATATTTCCTGACAGTCCTACACCCACAAATTTTGTAAGAGCAATGTATGATGAGTTTAAGTACGATAATACTATCGATACTTTTACAGCATATAAAAGATATATTGCATCTAAACCTTGGGTATGCGATAATTATCTTCGTAGACCAGAACGCAAACCTTCTTGGATTTAATAATGAGTAATTTTTTGTGGGTTGAAAAATACAGACCCAAAACTATTGATGATTGTATTCTTCCAGAGAATATAAAAGAAGTCTTAAATAAATTCGTAGAGAAGGGAGAACTACCTAATCTATTATTATCAGGTCCTCCTGGAATTGGAAAGACTACTGTTGCTAAAGCAATGTGTGAACAGATTGGTGCAGACTACTATGTAATCAATGGATCTGATGAAGGTAGGTTCTTAGACACAGTAAGAAACAATGCAAAGAACTTTGCTTCTACTGTATCCCTAGCATCATCTGCAAGTCATAAGGTAATTATTATTGATGAAGCAGACAATACTACTCACGATGTTCAACTTCTACTTAGAGCATCTATAGAAGAGTTTAGTAGTAACTGTAGATTTATTTTTACTTGTAACTATAAAAATAAAATTATTGAACCATTACATTCAAGATGTAGTGTAATTGATTTCTCAGTTACAGGAAAAGAGAAAGCAACTATTGCAGCAGAATTTTTTACTAGCATCAAAACTATACTAGATAAAGAACACGTAGGTTATGAACCTAAAGTTGTTGCTGCTCTAGTACAGAAGTATTTTCCTGACTTTAGAAGAACCCTAAATGAATTACAAAGGTATTCTTCTATTGGACAAATTGACACAGGTGTTCTTGCTGTTCAACAAGCAACTAATCTAAATGATTTAGTAACTCATCTAAAAACAAAAGAGTTTACAAAGATGCGTAAGTGGGTTGTATCTAACTTAGACAATGATCCTAATTCTATTATGAGAACTATCTATGATTCTCTGTATGATCATTTACAACCACAAAGTATTCCACAGGCAGTTCTAATCATTGCTGACTACCAATACAAAACTGCATTTGTTGCAGATCAAGAAATTAATTTAGTTGCGTTCCTAACCGAGATGATGATGCAATGTCAATACAAGTAGGATATATTCCAAAAGACATATCAGATTTTATGTATGAGGTCTTGTGCAGAGATAATACCTTTCCGTGGTTTTATCAAGAGCAGACCTCATTTTATAATGGCACCTTTGAAGTATTGCAGTTAGATGGTTATGAAGAACATCCATACTTTGCACATACTATTGTTACTGACAGTCAGATAAAATCAAACGCATACGATATTGTATTTGATAGATTTTGGAAATGGATGGTAAAGAATGTTGATGGAGATTTTGGTGAATTGATTCGTGTACGTGCAGCAAAGACTATGAAGAATAGAGTTCCACCTACACAACCACACGTTGATGCACCGTTTGGACATTGGGTTATGATTTATTTTGTTGATAATAGCGATGGTCCAACTACCATATATAAAGAACGGTATGGTGAAAATCCAGAGAACGTAAGACCCAAACAATACATAGATCCTGAGAAAGGAAAGTATGTAATCTTTGATGGTCGTATGTATCATTCTGGTAATGCACCTAGGAAACACGATTCCAGAACTATCTTGAATATTAATTATTATGGAGACACACGAATTCTTTCCAGTTAAATTTTACTCATTTGACAATACAGATTTAGTAGAACCTACTTTACAATCTCTTATGGATTGTGAACGTGGGTTATTTAATATTCCTAATACTGTAGAGACTACAAAGGGCGACTTATTTCAGAGAGACGAGTTTAAAGATTTACATTTATGGTTTGAAGAGTGTCTTGAAAATATAAAGAGAGAAGAACAACTACAGTTTGAAGGTAATTTTAAAGTCTGTATGTCTTGGGGAAATGTAAGTGGTCCTGATAGTGGTGGATGCCATCAAGCACACAGACATCCATTCGCATACCTGTCTGGTATCTATTACCTCACAGAGGGGTCTCCTACGGTCTTCCAGGATCCTCTGACAGCACGTACGATGAATCAGTTGGAAATAATAAGCGGTACA